ATCAATTTGTTGCATTGGGTCTGGCGGTGGAGGCGGTGCCATCTCAGGCATCATACCTAACTCACCTGGTGGCATACCCTCTTGCGGTGGCGGTGGAGGTGGCGGTTGTGGAGTGAAGATTGTAGGCTCAATTAGAGCATCAGCATCACCAATCTCAAAGATTGTGGCTTCGTCAAACTGCTCCGCAATAATTGTGCCAAGGTTTGCTACCGCATCAGAAACAAACTTAGCAAACATGTTTTGGCGCACGATAAGGCCAAGGGATGACCACTGGTTTTCAAGTCTGTTTGCTGTTGCTGACTTGTACTGTTCAGAAGTGCCACGAAGCAAGTCTGATACCTTTAGAGTTTCGTATAACTGCTGTAGTGCGCTTTGTCGTGCTGCTTGAAGGGTATTAAGAGCATTGATATAGGGCTCAATGTTAAGGCTCTCTATACCCGTTGCAAGGCCACCACGCTGCTTGTAGGACGGCCAGTTAGTAACAGGAATAACTTTAAGGTCGCCAGTGTAGAGCTGCTCTACTTGATTACCTAGCGTGGCATCATAAAGCTGGTTAGTACGAATAGCTTGGGTAACGGCGTGAATACGAGTTGTAAGGCGCTCTACCTCTAGGATTTGGTCTTTAACATGAGCGTAATCTGATACTGGGATTACAGAATCAGGATCTTCTGATTGTCTAATAACAGAACAGGGGTAGAACTTGTCAAACTTAATAGACGGGTCTGATGCTTCTAAGACAGACTTTTCGCTGCCTTTTTGCATCCAATAGACTTTGCCTGTTGCTTCGCACCAAACCTCAAATAGTTCAGCTTTGCCCTCAAACTTGTCATCTTTGCGGGAAATATCTTTTTTTATTACGTCAGGGTAAGAGTCATATTTTAGGTCTTTGGCTACTTCTTTCCCAAACTTTTCCTCTGCTTGGGACCTATCCAGGTAGGCACGACGCGCTTGCCATTCGATTTCCTGTTCTGTCCTCGCATCTGAGCAGAAGTAGTCTGCGTAAAGGACGTTTTCGAGGATCGCTTTTTCACTGGTTTTTTGCTCCACTTCGAGGCTAGCCAGTACAATCCCGCCTGGGCCTTGAGTAAGAGCGCTTGTATCACCTTCATAGGGCTTGCCCTCCCCATCAATGATTGCGCCTGTCGGGTCTTTAATTAGAGCAATTTCTTGCATTACGGTTTCAAACTTAGCTATGTACCTGGCCCAAAGTACGGATTGGCCGGTAAGTAAGAGCTGCATAGCGGCGGTATAGCCAACCATGTCAAAATTAAAATAAGTGTCCATAGCGTACTGAATGTTACGCTCTAGGACGACGCTACCAAGCTGCACAGGAATGCCACCGGTACGCTTTTTGGGGTTTACTTCAGCTTTAGGGGTTGAGGAAAAGTAGGCTGGTAAGAGGGTATTATTACAGTACCACCAAACGTTAAGCCGACGCTCAACATCGTTAAGCATTCCTACTTGTTTTTGGGCGTTATAAACCCTGATGGATTCTTCTGCTAATTCTGTAAACTTTTTGCGTCTTTCCTCTGCTTCGGTTAGTTGGGAGCGCCACCATTTTGGACTATATTTTTGAGATAATGGGGCAATTTTCATATTCTTGCTCTACCTTGTTGGCTTCTTACTTGTGCGATGTAAGATTGCAATTTAACTAACCCTTTGTTGAATACCTGTGACGGTTGCTCCCACTTTGAGTCAATTAGACGCTCTTTGCAAAGGTATCTAAGTGCATCGACGCAGTGATCGTTGCCTTTAGTGTCTAAATCCTCTGGCTTTTGTTTGTCTATTGACATCGATGGTAAAGTCTCTAGCAAGTATGGGCAAGTAGCAAAGATGTATAGTAACGGTGGTTTAGCTACCAGCCTTTGTCGTATTTGAGACCACCCTGAAATGCGGTCATTATCAGCGCGTTTAAAGGCTGGATGCTTATAGCGGGTAAAAACTGCTGTCAACTGGTCGTTAATGCTGGGACCACCATCGTGCTTAAAGATACTAGGGTCAGCTACCGCTATAGGGCTTTCGCCTACTGATACAGAAGCGATTCTGGTAGCTTGTTCGACGTTATCAACTCCCTTTCCCCACATTTCTCTATAGATAATAATTGAACCTTTAGGATACGGAACTTCACCACCTCTATCATCACGTCCAGAACTAACAGCACCCCAGACAGCAGCAAAAGGAGAGCTATAGCCCCAGTCATAACCCAAATAACGGGGCCAATGCTTAGGTAGGTTGAAAGGAGCAATGATATGTTTAGAACTAAACTCAGGAAAGTAACTACCCTCATGGATTTCAAAGTCTCCTTCTAGCCAAGCTCGCACAAGCTCTGGACTACCGACCATGTGCAAGCGGTTAATGTACTCAGGGTCTCTAGCTAATAATATCTGGTTATCACTTACCCTACTTGGAATATAGATATAATCAAAACTAGCCCCATTGGGTAATTCTTTCTTTAGTAGCTTCATCCCTTTAGGGGCTGGCTTAATAAACAGCTCTTTTAGCCAGCTATGCCCAATACCACCAGGGTTAAAAGTAAGGATGATTTGCCCCCCGCCCTTACCTCGTAATGCTCCAAATAACTTCCAAATAGGTGCGGCATCAGCATAGTTACCAGCCTCTTCTATTGCACAATCACTTAAATTTTGGCCCTGATACTTTTCAGCATCAGCATCATTGGCTAGAGGTCTAAAACGTAACCTACCACCCGATAAGAAGGTAAACTGCTTTTTTTGGTCCTGCCAATGCGCTTTAAGCGGCAAATAAATCTGCTTGGCACGTTCAATAAGGTCATCAGCTTGAGGAAGTTCTTTACGAAAAAAGATAGCATTAAAATCAGCCCCTAACTGTTCCTGTTTAATTGCAAATTTGCCTAAAACCCCGTCAGTCTTACCCCCACCACGAGCACCACCATAACCAACTAACGTAATAGGGCAAGCAACTAGCGCCTCTTGAGGGCCAGCTTGCGGCGCCCATACCACATTTACGTCTAAGTTTTCGCTCATTTGCTAGTAACTACGCAGTTAGTATTGTAAATCCGCTCTACGTCACACTTAGGATTCTGACAGATAAAATACTCGCCACTAATCCCAGCGTATAGCCCGTAGCCAGTCCCTTCTTCCCCAGCCTTCATTACAGAAACAACTTCACAGCTAGGGCAACGCATTACTTGTGGTCCTTCTTCGTCTTTAAAGCTGTGCTCAACCCCCATACATCCTCGTATTCTTCCTTGGTTATCCTATGGTCAATTAGCCTAAACGATTTACCACACCGCTTAGTCCCGCAAACAACAAATAAATTATCAGTTACTATGCAACTTGGTACATAGCAATTTGGACAACGGTAATACTCAATCGTCTGACTCCTGGGTGAGATATCTTTGGACGAATTCCTCTTTCGATAACGGCTTGGCACTAACCACACTCCTAATCTCACCCGTAATCTCTAGGGTCTGCTGCTCGCTCCAACCTAGTTTAGTCTTTAACAGGTGTAACAGAATAGGTGTATTTCCATTCATAGCCTCAGCTATAGCTACAGTAGCTAGCCCCTTCTGCATCTGACTCTGACCCTCTAAAAACTCCTCAGAGTAATACTTATCCAGCAAGTAAGGCGTAATCCTAGCAGCTAAAGCCGTAGAACTTTTAGACAAGCCTAATCGCCCCATATCCCGTATCTGCAACGCTAACTGCTCATCCTTCTGGTGCTCCCTAGTCTGTGGCACCTCACGCATAATCGGCGGCAATACTTCAGGTGTTAAGGATTCTTGAATAACTGTTTTTTCAGGATTTTCTAAAATTGAGGCAAACTCAGTATTTTCGCCTTGTTTTAAATCACTTTCACTCATTTTTTTTATGCCCTAACTATACAATACAGTTACACAAAACTAGTGTTTGAAAAATAGTCTCTTGACAGACTGTGTACTCATACCCCCCTAATACCCCTAACATCTTCTTTACCCCCTTCTCTTAATCTTCCGTTTCCTACAAATCTATTATCATACAGTACGCAACAGCGTATATCCCCTACCTCCACACCCCTAACCCCTCCAGAGGGGAAGTGCAAATAGTACGCTGTTTCAGGCTAAAATGCGGAATTTTTTGTGAGTGCTGGGAATCTGCGATACGGCGTTTGAAGTTAAAATAGGGAATTTTTTGTGAACGATGGGATATAGCTGTAACCGGTACCTCGCGAGTTTTCAAATTTGTTTTGGATTTGGAAATTGTACTTTTGCTCACCAGCTGTAAACCCTTGATTTCGCTTGGGATTCTTACTTTACCAGAAATACAAAACTAGTTAGCTAACCACGCACCCAGGCTAACTACGCAATATCATTGAGTAATTGCATAAACTCTTCGAGCGTCATGCCGCTTACCTCGAGCAATGCCAGTATCTCGCATGGATGGTACACGCGCTTCATCCTCTCACGATAGCGCAGCGTCTCTTCTCCTACACCTAACCGCTGAGCCATCGCCGCTCGAGTCAAGCCTAGCCTCTTACGGATAGCGACATAGAGATTCCCTCGAGCATTCTCGAGTGTGTGATAGTGTCCTACTTTAATCCTAGCTTTACTGTAGCGTTTCTTACCCATCCAGCTATGGTTCTCGTTGTACCACATACTGATCAGAGTAGTTACTGTACCCAGATACTGCAAGAGGGTAACGCTAACATATTGATATCTCGTAGCAGAAAATAACCCTAATCTTTTTTTACATAATACCGATACTACTACTGTACACAGTGAATCATATATAGTATGATTGTAGTTGTGAGTGGGAATAATCCCAAGTTTAGTAAGGAATATATGAGAGACATTAGACAATTATTTCTAAAGTATCGTAGGGCTGTTAGGCGTTACGCCGTACATACTTGTCAAGATAATCGAGACATTTATAAGACTGGCGATTTAATCAAAGCGGTTCACGAGCACGCCCGCATCCTTGAACAATACACTGGTACCTATTGCAACATAGTTAATGACGCTGAGCATGAGCGTAACAGGTATTACGATTACAGGTTCCGCACCAATCGTTAGTTGATTAATCGGGAATAATCCCAAGTAGCGAGGAATATATGAAATTATTTGACACAAGCAATGCAACACCTGGACAACGTATCAGTGAGTATCAGCATATCGGAGGTAATTACTTCGTGTATGCAGTATGGACACGATTCGGTACCGTTTCGTATTTTGTAGAAGATGTCTCCCTTTCGTGGTTTGTAGAAGATAGGAAGACCGTTGATAGCAGAGAGCCAACATTACACGGTGTGGTACGGCAGTGTGATAGCTATGACGAGGCTATTAAGGATTTTACGTTCTAGTGTGATTACAGGGTACTCTTCGGAGTATCCGATAATCGCAATAGTGCGAGATATGAGGGAATATATGAGCATAATCAACGCAAAACGATACGAAGAAAACGATAGGCGCCTAATTATTAGAAGATATTTTAATTTGGACGAAGCAACACGCTGTTGGCGCTGGTGTCACCCTGCCGACGGCGGAGTGCATGGTACTCATATTACCAAATATGTAGAATTTTCAACCCTTGAAGACGCTATAGAGAGTGCTTTTTCACATGGTTACACATACGAAATTGAGACTAAATAACTAAGGGATATATGAGCATCAAAACACTCGATAAGGCATTGTCGATAGTATCGCCGCTGGTAGCGGCAATCGTAGGTATAATCTGTTTAGTAACGAGGTAGAATATATGAAAAACAAAAGACAAGTGCCAGTAATTGATCAAGTTGGTAATTTAATTGGCTACGTTTCAGAATCGCTAACTAGTGTTGGGGTCTCCAAGCTGATGACGAAACACAATGTTGTTGGGGTTTATGAATTTAGTGCTATTGAGGTTGACGGAAAAAAACAATGGGGATGGAGACCTAAAAATAAATCACTTGCGCAACTTATTGGGATAACGCTTAATTCATAATAATTATATGGAACTAACTGATTTAATTTATACTAAATGCAATTTATGTTGCTGTGGGAGTACCCTACCAGCCTTATTTCTATTGAAGATGTTGCGGCGCTGTAGCGAGGGTCTCCCGACTGAGGCAGATAAATACTTGCAGAATGAACTGGCCTTAAAAGTGTTGGATTCTGCTGGCCTCATCACTCATGGGAGCGGGATGTCATATTGTTGGTTGACCGATAACGGTCGAGACCTCTTGACTGAAATTGATAAGATGCTTGACGAGGTACGCCAATAACCCCCCTACAACCCTTTAGGTTGCGTTATCCATCGTAGCCTAGGGGTAGCTTATAAAACATGGTGAATATATGAGATTGCTTGGTATAGTTGATTATATGAATACTTGCGACTGTTGCGGTCGTACTGACCTAAAATGTACGGTAGCTTTTGATACTGACGATGGCATCGTTTATTACGGTCGTACTTGCGCTACTAGTTGGTACAAGAAAAGCACTAAAGAGATAAATACTGAGCTTAAAGCGATTAAAGAACAGGCATACCAGGAAGCTAATGCACTATGGCAACCTGATAGTGCTAGAATTGAGTATAAGGATTTACTTGCTAGGTTAAACGATGGCCCTACAATGTCATTTACTGAGCGCATGGAAATAGTTGAGCCAGTTAGCAAACGTGCTAGCGAGCGTAAAAAAGAGATTATTGCTCAGGTAGCAAGCAAGTATTTTTTACAACCAAACGATATTTATTTATACTAATGGCTCCAATGAAATCTGACAACGAAAACAATAAAATTATTAAATTACTCGAAGAATGGCAAAGTAAGCAAATTGATACAGAATATGATAAAATAATTAGTGCTTCCTTCCCTTTTGTTCCTAGTGAAACCATGGAACTTATTTTATTTTCCGCTGGATATATGGCTTGCAAAGATAATCAAAAGACAAAAAAAGACAAAAAATGACAAAAATTAGAGATTTAGCCACTGAATGGTGTAAAGCAAATAACTTAGATGTTGATTCTTATGACGCTTGGGTAAATACGGAAGGTTATCAACAAGGCTATCACCAAGGAAGGGCTAACGGGCTTAGGGATGGCTATCTGCTAGCAATTCAACAAAACTCCAACTTGCTAGTGGTTGGCGAGTGGATTGACGCTAAGGTGAACATGCCACCTGAAAACACTTTGTGCCTAGTTGATTCTGACGAAGGTGTTATGAGCGCGTATTATTATGGTGACGATACTTGGTCAGAAGGTGGCATAGCTTGGATAGAATACTGGATGCCACTGCCAAGAGCCCCAAAACGTTCGTAGTTGCGCTCTTCTCCGTAGCCTAGGGGTATCCCTACCCCGCACCATTATCTCTTAACCTTGGGCCTGCTAGGCCGTTTAACGGCTTACTCAGGTACATCGCTATAGTCTATCTGCTTATTAAGCAAAGATTTCTTAAAATTTAAATAAGCTTCCTTCTCAACAGCTAATTGTTTAGCTAATAGTTCTTTATCTTGTGTTTCTTTATAAGAGTTTATTTGTAATGTGTTTCTTTGTATGTGTTCAATTTGAACAGCCTGAGAGTTCATTTTGAACAGCTTGGCCTGTTCATTTTGAACAGCTTGGCCGTTCGTTTTGAACAGCTTATTAGTATGCAAAAACCGCTTGTTTCCGTCTCTTGTTATGCTGAGATGACCTAACTTGGTTAGGCGCTGAAATAATCGGTGTAATGTAGTCTCAGAGATGCCTAGCTGTTTAGCGATGTAAGGCCGACTAGCGAAACATTCTTTGTTCTGTGTTTCGTACTCTTTAACGTACGCTATAAGGATAGCGGCTTCAGGGCCAAGTTCTCGAAGGAGTTGCTTGTTTAACTTGTAAAAAGATGCGGTTTTAGGTATTTTACCCATATAGTTCCTATAAAAGCCCCGTTTTACTTTTGCTGGTAGACGGGGTTTTTTGTTATCTCAGCCAGTTATACCTTTCCGAAACAATTCCCTCAATCTTTTTTTAATTCTACCGAAACTAATATCTGTACACAGCGCATCGTATCTGGTACGGTTGAGAGGTAGGGCAATTAAGCCTTGGAGGATTTATGAAAAAACTACTATTAGCTTTAACGTTGTTGCCTATAGCAGCAACGGCGCAGGAGTGTGACAGCGTCTGCCAAATATTTAGAGAGGCCTACGGATTACCTGAAACTAATCAGCAGCCCGCACCATCTTACGGGCTGCCTGTTCAGCCTGTTATTCCAGTACCGCAAGATCGTGGTCCCTGGGGTACGGGTTACAGCGTAGTAACAACAACGCGCCCACAGCGTAATTTGTGGGATCGTGATCTAACTGGGAGCGAGACTGTGCAACGTGTAGTCCCTAACGATGGTTTGGGGCAACCGATGAGAGGCTTGGACCTTGGTTGGGGTAGATAGTTGTTTAACGTGTAAATAGATAGGGAATATATGAGAAAGATACTATTAGGATTATTAGGGCTTGTTTTGTCGTGCTTGTCGGCGTGTACAGGTATTGAGGCTGGGGGAAAGTTGTGGATAACTCGCGTAGACGAGCGCCAAGAATCACAGAAAACCCATAATGTACCCCTCAAGTGCTACCTATGGGCCGACTGCTCTCAACCGACTAATGTTCAGGGGAGCTAAATCATGAAAGCAATCAAAGAACTATTGTTCACGCCTACGGGCATCATGGTCACCGTTTTGCACGTCTGCTTTTTTGTCGGTGTAGTCACTACACTGATCGGCGTCAGGGTCTACGTGCTAGGCGATGACCCTGCTACAGCTATAGCAGCAACAACAGGAAAACGACGATGAGCACCGAAAGCTCGCAGGGTGGCGGCTTTATAGTCGCTGCCCTGGTCCTGGCGGCTTGTTACGTCTCTCTTCCAGAAACCTTACTCTACCATGGGAACCGTTTGCTTAAACGCCCTGTGGTGGCTTCTAGGGCTCTCCTGGAGGCAGAAGTCGAGCGTGCCGCTGATGCTTATGGGCTATCACGCAAAGTGCTCAAAGCTCTTGTAAGAGTCGAGAGTGCTTATAACCCTAAAGCCGTCTCACGAGTCGGCGCTAGGGGGATAGCTCAGATCATGCCTTTCAACGCTAAACGCTGTGGGCTACCTAACGCTGATCATTTGTGGGATCCGACCTACAACCTACGTTGTGGAGCTAGGATCCTGCGCGAAGAGCTTGATCAGCATGGGGATCTACAGCGTGCTTTAACCGTCTACAACTGTGGGCGGGTAAAATGTGCTGAGGGACAACAATACGCAAAAAAAGTACTAGCACTATCTACTGTGTACTGATACGGTAGGGGCGCTGTACACAATTAAAAGGAATATATGATGAGATTAATCGAAATAAATTATCCACATTACAGACTAAGGCACCGTAACGGGCATGAGTTTACCGTCAAGGCTAGTCGGCTTGATGACGGGCGACTTGTGTTTGACCCAGTGCAAGGGTGGAACGACTGCTGCGAGAATTGCCAGCAGGACGCAGAATCATTACTAGAAGACATCGACGATGTAATATACAACGCTACACCGGAGGCATACGAAAATGAGTAAAGAACTAACAACAACAAACAACATTGAGATGCTGACAACGCTCCGCAACACCGTAGCGCCAGGGCTAACCGACCCTGAGTTTATGCTTTTTGCCGAAATGTGTCGGGCAACCGGTTTGAATCCGGCCACCAAAGAGATTTGGGCGATTAAGGCAGGGGGACGCTTGCAGCTAATGACGGGCATTAATGGGTTCCTCAAGATTGCCAATAGCCACCCTCAGTTTGATGGCATGGAGGTTGAGTTTGAGCGCGATGATAAGGGCAACCTAATCGCTGCAACGGCTAAGGTATACCGCAAGGATAGGCGGTTCCCTTCAATCGCTACGGCTTACATGGCTGAGTATGGCAAAGCAACGCCTATCTGGAAGCAGATGCCTTCCATAATGCTTTCAAAGTGCGCCAAGTCACTAGCCATCAGAGAGGCGTTTATAAATGAGCTTGGCGGGCTCTATACAGCAGAGGAAATGCCGTCAGAGTTTGCGCCGCCTAAAGCCTATGAGCCACCACCAATAGATCCGTTAGTGCATGGCGACGTAATCGAGGTAAGGCCGCCCGACGCTCCTAAGCCAAAGGCAGTTCCAACCTTCTACGACACTTCCAGCTTAGACGGTGATCAACGGTTAGCAGCAGAGCGCTACCTAAAAAACTGTGAGGCTAAGCAAATCACAGAAACAATCTGGCGTTCGCCTATCAGACTACAACGATTATCGCAGTGCATCACAGAGGACGTAAAAGATGAAACCCCAGTGGAAGCGTAACAAGCTACGGCTATTAGTAAAAGTAAAGGGAGTAATAAACCATGACAGAAGAAGAAAAACGGCGGGATGCACCACGAGACGGGGCAATTCGCTGGACGGTGATAGTAGAAAAACAATACGTCACTTATTTGAAAAACTACAGCAAGAAACACAATGTAAAAATTACGGAGTTAATCGGTGACGCATTCGGAAATTGGATCGAAAGACTTAAATCGGGTCGAGAACGGTATTGAACTTGTTCTTGAACAGTTCAAATCCGCAGAGCGTTTGTCTGACTTTGAAAAGGGTCAGGCAGATGGTTTGCGGTGGGCTTTGGATGTCATCAGGGCAATAAAAAGCCCCGAAGATTAAAACAACTAATCAACGGGGCCGGAATATATGAGAAGTCCAGGATATCAAAAAAGCAAACAGTTTGTCGAGATAAAACAAGTAGTAAATACAATAATTGGGAAAATAGGGGGCCATATGAATAAGCCAATGCAAAGTTTTAGAGATAGAGGGCTAGATGTTTCAGTTTGGGAAACAAAAAAAGGAGGGTTTAGCTTTACTCTGCGTAAAACATACAAAAATAAAGAAACAAATCAGTATGTAGAGACAAAGTATTTCTTTAAAGAGGAAGTTGAGAAGTTAATTGAGCTACTGCAAGAGGCTGTAAAGTACGCAAGCAATCGAGCAGAGCATGATGTAAATCATATCGCATCTGGCGGTTATAATAAGGCACCCACAGTAGCAAAGGTTGAGGAAATAGATTTAGACGACATCCCATTTTGATATGCACAAGCCAATACCATTTACGCTATCACAAGCGGAAATTCTGATAGCCGCACAGGCAGGATGTTTGCGCCGAATTGCAGCAGTAAAGCACAATAGGCAGCACAACAACGGGGCACCAACAATAGATATGTGGGGCATGGATATTGAAGGGGCTGCTGCTGAATTTGTGGTAGCTAAATGGCTAGGCAAGTTTTGGCATAGTGTGGCAGATGACCCAACACAATTAGAGGGCGATGTTGGACGCTATCAAGTGCGACATACCAAAAGAATGGATGGTAGCTTGATATTGCATGACAAAGACAAAAGCCAAGCACTTTTTGTGTTAGTAGTTGGTCAATATCCAAACTATCAAATTTGTGGCTGGATAGATGGGCAAGCAGGGAAACAACAACAATATTGGCGTAATTATGAGCGACCGGCGTACTTTGTGCCGCAAGATGCTTTACTTGATCCAGTAGAATTAGAAATGAGCGTTAAAAGTAGAGAGTTATGAGTAAGACACTAGAAGAGATGGCGCAACAGTACATCAGTACAATAGCAGATACACACTCAGTTAAAGCTGCTTGTGAGAAGGCCTTCCTCGCTGGTTACAAAGCAGCACAGGAACAGCTTGCTGATGCCGACAAGGTGATGACCGATAGCTGCGAGCATATTCTTGATATGAGCAAAATGGTGGATGTGAACTGGCAAGAGCTACCTGAGCCGCCGAAGGAGGAATCATGAGCAAAACAATATCAGAACAGATTAGAGAGATAATTGGAGACCTGGGAGAAATAGAAAAGCCAGACATGATATTTATGTCACGAAAAGAAGCAGAGCGCATGGCTCTAATGTTAGGAGTTCCTCTTGATGAGCTGCATTTGCAGTTTATGGATAACAAAACAAAACAAAATATATTTGAAGAAGAATGAACGCAGATATACCGCCTCTTAAAGTCTGGATAGAAGCTAAGAACTTAAACGGTAAAGAAGGTTTTGAGCATGGTTACGCATTCGCAATTCAATCATACAAAAACAGAGCGCTACAGTTTAACGTACTTCTTGAGTCAGGCGCTCACTTTCGCCATATTCCTCTGCATTGGCTTTGGCATGACCTTGATGCTAGCTACCCTGCTGAGTTCTCTTTGGATTTACTTCAACTATGGGATTGTTTCAGTTACCGCCCCATAGTAACTACCTTTGATATACTCAAAGGCTACCAGTGTGACGCAATCCTTAAAGACAAAACTACAGTACCAGGCACTTACTGGTTTACGATTGACTGGCTACCTGATTCTGAATCTGAATCTGCTTTCCTGCTCCAGCCCGATCAAAACAAGTGCGCCCACGTCGTTATGCTTGATAACGGACAAGTTGCAGCTTTGCCTACCAACAGACTCGTTTTCAAAGACGCCTTCTTTATCGGAAATAATCCAAGCGCAACAACAAAAGAATATGTTACACTCGATACCATCTGGTCAGCAGAGGATTGTAACCGCTGGTCAGTAGCTAACAGCGACAAAATTTATTACTAATATGACAAACTCAAGAGCCAAAGGCGCAGCAGGGGAAAGAGAGCTTGCAAACAAGCTAAAGGAGCATGGCTTTACTGCTAGGCGTACCCAACAGTTCTGCGGCAAGGCTGGCGACTCTGATGTAGTTTGCACCGAATTGGCCGATTACCACATCGAATGTAAGCGGGTTCAGAATCTCAACGTAGACAAGGCTATTGACCAAGCCACTAGCGACTGCGGAGATAAAACGCCTATAGTATGTCACCGCAAAAACAACCGCCCCTGGCTAGTGACAATGTATATTGAAGATTTTCTAAAACTTGTTAAATGAAAATTCTTGTAGAGCCCGAAGATATCGATCAGCCGGTGCCAGCAGAAGTACTCCTATGGCTAGCGGTAATTGATAGAGCAATCGCAGATTATTGCGCCCCTGCTCAAGAACTAACCGCATACTACAAAGGGGATCTAAACAGCTTCTTCTTTGAAGATATTCCAAGACCCTACAACCTAGTTTATATCTGCTCTATGCTGCTAGATAGAGAAGATGCAGTGCGTAAAATACGCGAAAGAATCTCAAAGCAAAAACTAAAAGAAAAAAACCGCTCTTACAGAAGCAGTAGTTTTTAGCGGCGCTTCTTCTTATCAACTACAGACCAAACCTGAGTAGCCCCGTAAAGCACAGCACCAGCAACTACAGGCTCTGCTGCTTTAACTAATCCCTCTGCCTGGTCCTCAGTAACGCCAATGGTAAGAAGGCTACCAGCAGCTAAAGTGAGCAAGTGTCGGACGATGGATAAAAGTATTGGCATAACATTCCTCTTGTATATTCAAACAAACTAAATGGGTAACTACAGTTCCGTTTTCTTGGATCAACAAACTTCTCGCTACGAATACAGTTCATCCAATATTCCCAATAAAATTGTAGGTCGCAATGCTGATATTTGGCTACCCATTTTTTTACATCAACCGTAGTGCCATCAATGCCGTCTAAATCAATTATACAAGGGGCAGATAAACTAGGATTAACTCCATGTCGCTCACAAACGGCTCCAGATAAGCAGCGTCTCCGGTATGGATTGTCCACAATGTTACAACTAGGCACAGCAGCAGATACAAGATTGGCAAGCTCTCTTCTAGCAGGTTCATAAAGGTCGCACTCCAAACATGGGCTAACGTAACAGGTAAGATCCTTCCCGTTTATACGCTGCCTAAATCGTTCAAGTATTACTGCAAACCTTTTTCTTAACCTACTTTTTGGATTCTTTGCCGCCCTGCTTGCTGATGCTGCTGTATAGCCCCATAAAGCCTCATAGCGCCCGCAACGCTTGTTTCTCATGCAAGGGCTTTGTATCAGGTGGGTGCGTATAACCTTTGGCCTAGCGTCGTTTAACAGCGGCTCTAAGCATTTGCACTCATTACCGAACGTATTCTCTAGCCAACTAATATTTAATCTGTCCTGGCCCTTATAAAGCTGCTGTACCGCACCGCAATTAAATTTGGGATGACATATCCCTAGCAAACTAGGCGCTCCCAATGCTTCTACAGATACGCCTAGTACCAATAAAAGCGTAAGACTAATGCGCCTCATTTTTCTAGCGCCTTATCTAACTTGGCTTCTATTCTATCAAGCCTAGTTTTGATGCTACCCAGCTCCGCTTGTATCACCTGTACCTCTACGCTCGTGCGATACTTGTTTTCCTGCAACTCCTGCAAGCTGTTTTTTACGCTGCGATAATCTAATCCAATGATCGATACGAGCACGCCAATAGCCATCTTGATAGCTAAGTCTATCCAATACCGCAACTCTGTAACATCGTGAGTCATTAGTGGACACGCCCCCCTCCGTAAGCATCAATAATTACCAGCTCTGCTTCGGGAGTACCTGCCATTAGATCCATAAAGCGATTAAACGCCGACCTACTAGCCAAGATAGCCGATTCACTTCCAATCCTTCCAAACTGCATACCAAGTAAAACGCAACCATGCGTATCTCTGTGCGTGTTGCCAGCATGAAACAAAATATGATCACGCTCTGGCACATCCATTACCTGCCAAGTTCTGCCAAACTTAGGGCTTTGCCTTGGCATAACCTTATACCGCCCAACGGGTATGCAGCTAATCCTGCGCTCATTGGCTCGCCAAGCATCCTCTAGCGTTACAAACTCAGGCATGTCGTTCACACACAACACGCCCATAGTTGCACCGTTATACTCCGATACTCTGACAAGTCTCAGCTTCATAACGTATATTGTGGGGATACAATCACTTGATTGCCGCTATCAGCAAGCGAAACCCCAGAGCAGTTTTTAACAACAAATGATGTTGCAAATGATGCAGGTATATCTATGAATTGCACTTGTCGGGCAACATTGCTGGTTAATGATAAAGGCAATTCGTACGCTTGTGCGTCGTGAATTATTTGAATAGTGGCATTATTAGCAGGACTAATTGGATTCAATAAAATACTTATAGTGATCAAACTTGCTTTGCCTTCATTTGCAAATGTCATTTCGGAACTTTGATCATTGTGTGGCAACGAATCTAAATTGCTTGAACCAACCACCATTGGTCCGAATGTAGGCTGTATGATTATTTCGCAAGAACCTTCAGGAGCGGGCATTGGTTTTATATTAGTCATTTATTTACCTATGTTTTAATAATGTAATTCAACAGAATTGTTGGCTGCATGTTGTTATGCGCCCCGCCACCACCAGTGTTTTGGTTTGTTGCAGTAGTTGCATTATTTGTTGCAGTTGTAGCGACTAAAGATCCATCGTTGAAAGGTCCAAAAGCACCAGTGGCAGCCATATATGCACCACCTCCACCGCCAGAGACAACAAATGCGCTTCCAAGAGTAAGTCCATGACCATGCGAATTTTGTGTATGATTATGTGAGTCTTGCGTATGTGTATGCGACGGCATTTCCGACGTTGTTAATGTATGGGTTTGTGTTCCACCATTAGTTCCCAATGTATTTGCCCATGAAAGACGCCCTGCATCAGTGCCCCCCATGTTGTCAAGACCAGCAACAACGCGCCCTCTTAAATCGGGAAGATTAAAATTAGCGCCAGAGCCTCCGTATGTATAACCAATAGCTGCATGTAAAGTTGAATACGTTGCTACAGGCTGTGATGAACCATCACACAAAAGCCATCCAGCAGGAGCAACACTAACTGCTGTTGCAATAATAGATCCCGCTGGAACTAGAGCAGTTACTTGCGAAACGGAAGCTGCATGAGCACTAGCGGTGCCATTTGCAATGTTTGTTAATTTAAATCCGCCAATATTTAAATCTCCTGTAGCAGCGTTAGATCCGTCTTTGTTTAGGCACTGGTTAATGCCCGTAGCAAAATCATTATCCTGCGTATCATGGCGACCAGCTTCAATGCCTATGCCAAGGCTGGCATCACCAGTCCAACCGCCTGTACCTGCGTTACCTTTAGTATAGCTCCCCGCAGCCCAAACCATGTAACCTCCTGATATTATTACACTTCTAAACTAATAACTTTTGATACATAATTCCTAGTTTCTCTAGGAACCTTAACTTCATTAAGAACGTTTTGCCACGTTACTTTTTTACCAGCAGCTTTTACCTGCTTGATAGCCCTATCAATATTGCCTGGCCCCCAATTATACGCTGCCGCTGCAAGCTCCTTGCTGCCATACTTGTTAAGCATCTGTCGCAAATACTTACTGCCGCCCTTTACGTTATCTTGCGGGTCATCAATATCTACGCCAAGCTCTTTAGCTGTGCCTGGCATAAGCTGCATCAAGCCCCTAGCTCCTTTAGGGCTAACAGCATCAGCTTTGCCACCTGACTCTACTTTCATTACAGCCTTAACAAGGCTAGCTGGTGCAAACTCTTCGCCTGTTGGGATGCTTATGTTTTGCTTGCCTACTTTAACTGATTCTGAGGCAGGGGCAGCTTCGCTTTGTAGCGCTTCTATTTCTCTTGTAACGGCTTCAATCTGAGCATCTATATCCATCTCAGGAAGTGCCGCAGATTCTTCTGCTGAAGGTTGTGACGCAAATTCCTGAGCTGCTTTACTGCCAAGATACCCCATTTCAGCAGCACGATCTAAAAGAGTTTTTACGTTTTGCTGAGTCGGTGGAGCTTTAGCAAATTTAAGCAAAGAAGGATTAGCAAGAAATTGTGCGGCTAATTCATTTAGCTGCGATTCCCTAGCACTACCGACGCGAGACAAAATATACCCACCAACTGCTCCGGCAACAGGCCCGACAGGTCCAGCACCAAAACCGATTAGCGCTCCAGTGCCTGTTCCTTTTTTCATGGCACCGACTAACCCTCTAGCGCTCATTATAGCGCCAAGAGTGGTACTCATTTGGCTAGTCCATGACTGCCCTTTGGTTGCAGCAGCAGCTAATTGCTGCGGACTTTTAGCTAGCTGCATATCTTTTAAAACCGCTTCTAAATCAGATAAATCGCCTGGAAAGTATACTTCTGCAATCTTTCTATTTTTATTTAAGTTGTCTAATGGGTCGCCAGATTTGGTGAGTTTAGTATTGATAAACTTAGACCTAGCATACTGAAGCAGTTCTGTATCTTTAAACGAATTAACAAATTTTTTAGCTTGTGCGGTATCTGCAAATATCTTGTTAGGAATTGCTGTGTCTGTTATTTTGCTAAATTCTTCAAACGGAGCCCCACGCCCTTTACTTTGAGCGTATTTAACTAGCGTGTCATATTCACCGCCAAATACTGTTTTTAATACTTGTTTATTTTTGCCTATAAAGTCAGTTGGGTTTTTTGCCGTATCAATTCTGGAAAGCAACTCAGCTCTTACAGTTGTTGCTTCAACAGAATCTTTACCAAACTTGCTTAGTATTTCTTCCGCATTTTCTGGATTAGCCACTGCTCTATCAATTACCTTACTGGTTGCTAGTTTTGGTTTGAATTGACGAATAGCAGTAATTTCTCCTACAACACCCTGAGAAAATAACTGCTTGCTTTCTCTAGTTTTTTGTATGGCATCACTTAATTTTTCAAGAGCATTTAAGTCAGTAGCCGTTGATGCGGTTCCTGGTAATCCACCCCTAACGCCACTTGCTTGATCATAAAAATACTTAATTCCTGCTGTATCAAGATTCTCTCGTAATGTTGCCATCAATCTTGCTTGACGAGGATTAGTTCCGCTAGCTTCTGCCATTGCCCTTCCAGCGGCGGAGCGAATGTCTTGCAATTCATCTACTGTTACAATCCCGTTTTGATTTGCAAAAACATCTTCAACTTTACGAATTACTCTTTTTGCTTTTTCCCCAATATCAGCTTTTGCCAACTCTCCAAAGCCGGCAAAATCATCAATAGTTGCTTTAAGTGGAGCCGTAATATCTAATTTTGTATCACCAGGTGAAGCTAACCAGGCTTGTTCTGCTAAATCATCTGCCACATCTTTTCTTTCCGTTATTGCATCACGCAATAACTTACCTCGCTCTGTTGGAGTTGCAGCTTTTATTTGCTCTGTTAAGCCAAGCGTTTCCAACATGCTAGCTTCTTTTGCTGCTTTACTTGTCGCTGCTTGCTCCGCCGTTTCCCGTAATGCTAATGCAAAATCTCCCTGTTGAGGCTCTACACCAAGACGATTTAATGCAGCGGCAAGTTCTGTTTGTCTTGTTTCTATTGCAGGAGTAAGTATATCCCCGCCTTCTTGAGTTTGTCTTATTGCTTGTTGATACTTAGCTAGACTAGGAGTTTGAGCTATTTCAGCAGCAGTTAATGGAACACCCCCAGTGCCTTCGCTTAGACTTGATAAACTTTGAGCTAGTTTTAGACGAGCAGCACCTTCCTCTCCGGCATTGGCTAATACCTCAGCTTGTGCAGCATTACGCAATGCTTCATCGCTTCCGGCTATTAGCCCTACAGTTGGAGCAACTTTATTGACAACTCCCTTTGCTACTTTTGCAGTTGTGCTTGCTGCACTTGGACCTAACAATGCCCCTATAAGTCCAGCATACTCAGATTCTGGCATAGCTTTTTGTGCCATTTCGCTGCCAAAGTATGCAGCCAATCCTGTGCCAGCCTGACCAAGCAACTTAGCTTTAGACAAAGGTGATGGAGTAAGAAAGCTGATTAGCTCTTGTGCTTCTGTCTCTGGTCGCAATCCATATCGTGATGCTACATTTTCAGCGCCTAATCCAACTAATTTTGACAAGCCAAATGTTTCTACTGGAGCGCCAGCGTACTCTAG